TATTATATCTGTAAGACAGGATTTCAATAACAAGGAACTTATGTTAGCCCCCAGAGAACAAATAGACCCTTATTTAATTGAAACAGAAAATGGACAAACAGTAAAATACACTAAATTAGACGCAGATAAAGAAGCACAAAATATGCAAGCAGCAGGAAGAGAAGTAGAAGTATATCACAAAGGAATGTTGCAGTATCGTTTAAAAGGAATATATCAAGGAAGTCTTTTTCAAGAATAAAAAACTTGACATTGCATTATAAACTTGGTATAATGATATTATAAAATACAAAAGTGAAAGAATATTATGAGTTTGATGGTATTCGATGATTCAAAAATCGATAAAATAAAACAAAGAAACCAAAAAGGTTTCCAGAGTAATGTTGATGTAGTCGAAGCCTCCAAAGAAGCAAAAGGGGGAAGTGAATTAATATATGCTCGTGTTAAAGAGAGGGTTCCGGCAGATGTTTGGAATTACTTTCAAATTATCCTCTCAAGAGTTAGAGAATTAGAAGATAAGCCAAAAATCCTTTGGTTTCAAGATACCTCTCAAGATCCAGAAGTACAATTTCTTAGAGACAAAGAAGAACGAGACAAATTTGAAAGATTTGTATTTCCTTCAGATTGGTCATTAGAGAAATATCATCTTGATCTTGGATTTGAATATGAAAAGAGTTTAGTTCTCAAGAATGCAATTGAACCTATCCCCATACATACAAAACCCAAAGAAGGCCCAATAAGACTTGCATATATATCCACACCTCATCGTGGATTGGATGTTCTCATCGCAGCATTTCGTGCTGCGAAGTTTGAGAATGTTATTTTGGATGTATATTCAAGTTTTAAGATATATGGATGGGAAGATAAAGACAAAGATTGGGAACCGCTCTATGATGCTTGTAAAGATACACTTAATGTCAACTATCATGGATCAGTTCCTAATGAAGAAATTCGTACAGCACTTCAACAAACACATATACTTGCATATCCCTGTACTTATAAGGAAACTGCGTGTATATCTGCAATCGAAGCAATGAGTGCAGGATGTGTTGTTGTGTGTCCGAATCTTGCAGTTCTTCCAGAGACTTGTGCAAATTTTGCATGGATGTATGGATATTGTGAAGACAAGTCCGAACATGCAAGGAAATTTGCTTATGTTCTGAAAGATGCAATTGACAATTTTTGGGAAGCACCAGTTCAGGCTGGTCTTGCATTCCAGAAACAATACTTTGATATGCACTATGACATAGATACTACTGCAAAGCAATGGACTATGATGTTAAGTACTATTAAAGGAAATCTTGAAAATATCAAGGAGAAAAAATCATAATGACAAAGAAAGTGAAAACAGAACGCAAACCGATGAAGGTAAAACGAACTCGTAAAATTTCAGAAGAACAGCGTGAAGCTCTTCGGGAACGTATGAAGGATATGCGTAAAAAGAGGAAACCGGCAGAATACAAAAATGTGAGTGAACGTGTTCTTGCTCTTCCAGATGATGACATTTATTCCTTTAAGAACGTTAAGGGATGGATCAAACATAACAAAGAAATGGTTGCCTCTTTAGGTAAGTCAGCAAGAGGTAGATATGTTGGAGAAAAGGAACGCAAAATTGCGGAAAGTCAGGCTGCATCTCGTAAAGCATACATTAGATACTGTGAATTTTACTTGAAATCTGGTGATTGGATTGGAATGTTTTCGGGACAGGATGAAGAACATAAAGTAGTTCCACGATGTGTTGCTATGGCATATTACCCTGACGGTACTCCTAAGAGGTCTGTGGGGGTATTCTATCCAGATATTGGTGCAGTATGGTCAAAAGGAATGGATGAATCAGAATTCGGAAGTTTACAAGATAGGGGTTATTATAAAGCAACGGAAACAGTTGCATTGACAGACAAACAATTTACAGGAGAAATATAATGCCTGAATTTAGTATTCAAGAAACTCTTGAAATGGTTGGAAAAGCCAAGACAAGAGAAGAGAAACGTGAAGTTCTTAAAAAGAGAGAGAATTTTGGAACGAAGGCAATATTGCAATTGAATTATCATCCAGACGCTAAATGGTTACTTCCGCCAGGAATTCCACCATACACACCTTCACAGGAAGCAGATGTGACTCCAAATTCCCTTCATTTTGAAGTTAAAAAATTGGATTATTATACTGATCCTAGTCCACACGATCTTCCAATGTTAAAACGAGAAGGAATGTTCGTGGCCCTTCTTGAGAGATTAGATCCAAAAGATGCAGAAATTCTTCTTGCAGTTAAGGATCGAAAATTGTCTTATAAGGGATTGTCTTATAAATTAGTAAAGGATACGTGGCCGGAACTTCTTCCAGAACAAAAGGATGTTGTGAAAGAAGGGGTTGTTAAAACAGTCGCCGAACAGTAAAATTGTATAAATATAACTACATTTGGTTGATGAGTTTTATATTTCATGTTTTAGTGATTGAAATTAATAACCAAACAAAGGTACAAATATGGTAAACGTAGTAAGGATGTTCCTTGCTTTATTTGCTGTACTATGGTATACTACTTCTCCAATTAATAGTAATTCTACAGCTCAAGTATGGGTAACACCTATATCAAAAACGGCTGTAGAAACACCGAACTATTATAAACCACTTGATTTTAACAGAGTAAAATTTACACCGGCAGATGCAGAATGTCTGGCGAAAAATATTTACTTTGAGGCAGGGGTGGAGAGCACAGCAGGGAAACTCGCAGTAGCAAATGTTACGATTAATCGTGCAGCTAACAAGAATTATCCCAATACCATTTGCGGCGTGGTGCAAGAAGGCATCCATTATTATAATGCTAATAAAGATAAACATTTTCCTGTGAGAGATAGATGCCAATTTTCATGGTATTGTGACGGATTAATAGATGAACCAAGAGAAGGTAGAACGTGGAAATCGGCGCAAGAACTTGCAGAAAAAGTTCTTGTTAATCATTATGACAAAGCACTAATTGATATAACTGATGGTGCAACACATTATCATGCAAATTGGATGGAAACATATCCAAATTGGAGTAAAACGAAAAAAGTGATGGCTTCGATAGATAGGCATATTTTTTATGGTCGAAAACTGTAAAAAAATGTGAAAAAAACTTGACATTTTTGTTCCAATAGGTTATAATATACATGTAACAATAAAAAAGGAACAATATGAAACATTTAATATTTACATTATGGTTTGTTCTATTTTTGAGTTCAATAAGTCTAGCAGGAGTCGAATATGTGACAGAGGAAGTCTGTCCTGCTCTTGCTGGGTGTTGGATGAATGTGGAAACTGGCGAGTGTCCAGATTGTGTAATGGAAAGACGAGAAGTTGCACATACACATGAAGAAGAACCAGCAATAGTAGAAAAAAAATCTTTTGTGGAGCCCAAGAAAAGTTATTGGACACCTAAAAAAGAAAATACGGTAAAATGGCGCTGTGTCGTAGGGCCATGTGACTTTATTGATAAAAATGGAAATCTGATTGAAAAATCATAAAAAGGACAATAATTAAATGCCCTATTATGACTACATTTGCGAGAAATGTGGTGGGGATTTTGAAGAATCTTTACCCATAGCTCGAAGGGATGAACCTACCGAAAAATCATGTCCTATTACTGATTGTGGTGGTGAAGTTAGAATGATGTATGGAAAACCATTTATTGGTGATCCATGGCATTTTGCTGGAAAGAAACCAGACGAAGCTTTCAAAGATAAGCTTAGAGAAATAAAAAGTAAACATTTACATTCGACAATTAATGTCTAATTTACATATATACGATTAGAGTGGGAACACAATCAATCTTACTCTCGTTGGAGGGGTCAGAGATACATAAAGTATTTTTAATCCTAAACTTCCGGCGGAACTCGTAATTCAAACTTTGATTACGGAGGGGCCTAAAAAGTCCCTCCGTTTTTTATAATAATGAAACAATTTAATTATGATCTTCTTGAAAATCGAAAAGATCAATTAGAACAAGACAATTCAAGTAAAGATAGAGTATATCATTCTCCGAATGGTACATATCCCTCTATTACAAATCTTCTTTATCATATGATCTCGAAGCCAGGAATCGAAGCCTGGAGAGATAAAATTGGACATGAAGAAGCCGATAAGATTTCCGGCAGGGCTGCAAAACGTGGTACTAAAATTCATGGAATAATTGAAAAATATATGCGTGGTGATGAAAACTATTTAAAACAAGAGAATGGAAACGGAGATCGTTTTATTAAAGACAATGTGGCGCAAGATCACAAAGAACTTGTTCTTGCAGGCATACCACAAATTGATGCAAGGATTGATAATATTCGTGGAATTGAATTGTCAATGTGGTCAGATAAATTGAAAATTGCAGGAACTTCAGATTTAATTGCAGATTATAATGGTGAACTTGCGGTCATTGATTGGAAAACAGGAAGTTATATTAAGAAAGATGAATATGTTTTCAATTATATTTTACAAGGAACAGCATATTGTCATATGTTGGCCGAAATGTATCAATTGGTTCCGAAGAAAGTTGTAATTTGTACATTTATTCGTTTTAGTGATCCAAAAAAACCAGTACCATTTATGGATGGTGATAAAGTTGTAGATTTGTATGTTGATTGGAAAGAATATAATCCAGAAGATTATGTTCTTCGTTTGAAACAAGTATGTGATGCTTATCATTTTAGTAAAAGAGGATAAGATAAATATTTACGATATTGATGACATTAGTGAAATAAACTAGACAAGACGCCGGTTCGATTCCGGCCGCCTCCACCAAGAAACTATGAGTAAAGACTTACTAACATTTAGAGAGAAATGGAATGGCCCAAGTTTTCTCAATCGTACTGCAACAGCACGCAGGATGAAAGAACGAGAGAGTACTGGGAAATCCTCAAAGAAACATAAGAAATCCCACGAGCATTATCGTAAGAATTGGGATAAGGATTTGTGGGACTGACTCGTAGTTTGTTGATGGGGGCGAATTAGGAAATCGATTGATAGTAGTAAAGACTAATAGAGATATCCAGTTGAGCAACGACTGTGAATGTGCAAAAACCATAATCGCAAATAACGCTGATTATACCCCTGCATATGTCTACGCAATTGCTGCGTAGACTATAGCCGAGTTCGGACTTAGGTTCTACGGAGGGTCACTTGGGAACAGAAGTATCCTCCACCACCACAACGTTAGTGTAAGGACAAATGGACAAGAAAATCAAACAACGATTAGGTGATGGTAAAATTAATACTTCTTTAGAAATGATTGATGAACAAGAAGAAAAATTATGGGAGACTAATCCGATGGAAGCATTGAGATATGAAAAAATTGAAACAAGAAAGAAGTTGAATTGGTGGGCACGATTTACATTGTCCATGATTATAGTTTTGACTTTTTTGTTTTTAATATGGTTATTGTTTTTTGGTGAATTGCCGACAGCGTCAAGGGATCTGATTAATATAATGGTTGGGGCCTATGTTGCTGTCCTCGCCAAGGCAACCGATTATTGGTTCAAAGACAAGGATGATCCTGAACAAAAAGAAGGAGAAGCCGTAGGAAATAATGGTACGATTTAACTTGACATATGTATCATTGTTTGATATAATATAATAATGGAAAACCTTAATTTGTATACATCTGAACGATATAATGCTGAAATTGAAGAAATTGTTGAGAGAACAAGTATGAGTTATCTCGATGCAATGCTTTATCATGCAGATGAAAATGGGCTCGAATCAGAAACATGTGCGAGTTTAATTAACGTTAAAACCAAAAACAAATTAAGGGAAGAAGCAGAGGCATTGAATTTCATGCCCAAAACATCAAAACTTCCTATATGATATACCAAGTGACTCCGTTTGAAGTGTACCAAAA